CGGGGTAGTCGATGCTATTTCGCAATGTGTTTGCGCCTCCTTATCTGGTTGTCGGCATGGACCATCTGCTTTCCCGCTGCAAGATCGGGCTGCAGGCTGTCCCTGTCTCGGTGGTTGACGTCGTAGATGTGGTTCCGGATGCTCTCGTAGAGCGTCCAGGTGCAGCACCCGGCGCGGCATGTGCCGCTTCGGTCCGGGCAGTTCTGGCCGCATGGCGGCGGGATGGGCCGCATGCGCGGCGCAAAATAATTCACTCCGCTTCCTCCTGTACGTGCTGCAGCCAGGCCGCGAGCGTTTGCAGCGCCGACTCGCGCCGTAGAAGGTCTTCGACCGTATCCCGGTCGACGCGCGGCATGCTCTGCAGGATCTCCCGGTCGTTGGCACAGTCATCGGCAAAGGCCAGGACCGCGTCGATGATGTCGGCCAGCTGATCCGGCCGGAGCTCGACCGTGATCTTCTGTTCGTCCATCATAGGATCCCGTAGGTCGTCAGGCCCAGCGCGATCGCGCCGGTCGCGACGCATGCGTCGGTCATCTCTGCGTACCCGGCGATCACCGCCAGCACAAAGGCCGCGCCGCCCAGCCACAGGCAGCAGCACTTGGCCACGCGCCGCATGGCCTCCCGGTACCGCAGCTCCTCCAGCAGCCGCTCCTGCCGCTCCCTGGTCTCTTCCTCCGGCTCATACCCGAGCCGCTCCGCAAGATTGGTTCTCATTTCTTCTCCTCCGTTTCATCCGTTGCGGTCTGTACGGTCTCTGCCGCTTCGATCTTTTCCAGCATCCGCTCGATATTCCTGTGTTCCTTCTCAATTCTCTCGAGCTCTTTCCCGATGGCTTCCCGCCATGCTTCGCTGCCCGGCTCTCCCTCTTTGAGACGGAACGCATCCGCATCCATCCGGATCATGTTCCTTTCGAGCATCCACTTGAGATGCAGCCATTCTTCCGTTGTCAGAAGCAGCTTTTTCATGCCTTCGCCTCCTGCAGACGTTCTGCCGATTCTACCAGTGCCAGAAGTCGCTTGTATTTCTTCACCTTTTCCCGGTCGCACTTTGCGAGGTGCGCAGCCCGTTCGGTCATTTCCTCGTTCTCAAATTTGGCTGCGGCGGGCGCTTCGGCCTCATTGTGGGTCGCGATCACAAGCAGCTCCAGCGTGTGCTTCAGCTCAAACCAATCGTCTCCGCTGAGAATCAGTTTCCGCATTCCGTTTATCCTCCTTCGCTTCCTGCATCCGCCTGACGAGCCGCGCCAGACGGGCGTTTTGTGTAACGAGCTTCTGCGCGTCCAGGTCAAGCCCCTTGCGCTTCAGCCCGCCGATGATCTGCGCTGCCTGGCACTCACACACCATCGCCGCCTCGATCAGATCATGCAGTTCCTGCGCATCCAGCGTCAGGGTGTAGGTCTTTACCTTCGCCATGCGTCAGCCTCCTATCTCTGTACCATCCACCGTGCCAGCTCCGTGAGCGACACCGTGTACTTGTTCCCGATGTGCCTGGCCGGGAACCGCCGGTCGGCCAGCAGCGTCCGCCGGTCGATGCCCAGCGCCGCCTGACATTCCGTGATCCCGATCGCCGCCCGGCCCGGAAACATATCCGTCAGCAGCTCCAGCTGCGGCCGGTACCCTTCCAGCTCTCTCGGCATAATGCTTTCCCCCTTGCCGTTTTCCCCTGCGCTGTGCTATCCTTGATACGGGAAGCGATGCGCAGGAGATTTTATGAATGATACTTTGAATCCCAACCCATTCTGGTATGTCGAATACACACTGTACAAGAAATTCAGCGTCTGTTGTCCGTCTTCCCCACGGACGCAGACCGTTTACTTTAACCTCTGTCCCTCTCCGGACGGTCTCGGCTACTGCTTCAACGGCTGCGATGATCTTTCCGGCGCGCAGGCCTGTAAGGATTGCCGCCGCAGAACAGAGCGCCTGTTCCGTCTGGAATACCCGGAGCTCCCGCTATTGGTCCCCGTGGACTGACAGCATATTCGAATAAACCGCGTCCAAACAGCGTATCGCTTCCTCTATCGCTTCCAGATAGCAGTCCTCGCCGTCCGGCCATCCGTCCACGTTCAGTCGGTGCATCAGCCCGACGTTGTGGTAGCCGCGCAGCCCTCGCAGCAGGATCATTGCGCTGTCCGGGTGCATCAGCCACGTACCTCGCTCGATTTCCCGTAAAAGCGGCTCGTTTTCAAGCCCATGCACCTGAATCATGCAGGCCAGTGCCCGCCGCATTGCTTCTGTGTAGGCCGATATCCGCGGCACAGATTCCAGCCCCATCATCCGCTCGTTATGCCCGATCAGGCTCGCCATCAGCTTCGCCTTTTCCAGCTCCGTCACCCCTCACGCCTCCTTCTTCTCGCTCTTCGGCTGCACCATAGCAGCCATGCCCTGCATAAAGATCAGCGCTTTCTCGCGCATCTCCGGCGTCATCTTGTTGATCTCCGCCGAGATCTTCTCGGCCTGCTGCTTCTGCTCCTCTGACATTGATCTCACCTCGCTCGGTTTATTCGTTATGTATAGACTAGCATGTGATACGTATATTGTCAAGTATTATTTTATACATTTCACATATTTTCTGATTGACAAATATGCATGCCTGTGATACTCTCATTCCAGAAAGAAGGTGAATCCATGAACACAGTGAATGAACGAATCTCGTTTTTAATCAAAGATCAGGGTCTGACGCAGTCCAAATTTGCCGAGCGCATTCACCTGACACAAGCTCATGTCTCTCGAATATGCTCCGGCACATATGTCCCAACCGAGCGCACGATCTCGGATATCTGCCGGGAATTCAACGTCTCCCTCGCCTGGCTCGAAGACGGCGAAGGGGAAATGTATGTGCAGCGCAGCGCGAATGAGGAGCTGGCCCTGCTGGTCACGGATATCATGTCCGACGCGGACGACTCCTTCCGGAAACGCTTCATCTCCCTCCTGATGGCGCTTCCGCCGGAAAAATGGAGCGAAATTGAAAATTTCGTAAAAAAATTAAACGGAGACGCTTGACCGTCTCCGTTTATTTTTGTATTCTGGTAGGGGGTGGTATTTATGGATATTCCCAAAATCGTCACATACTGCGGCTATGGTTTCATTTCTTGGTTCATCGGCAAGGTCTTGCTCGAAATCCACACAAGAAAATTTCCGGACGGCCAGCAGGAAACAACGTTCATGTGGATTCTGGATCATGTGTTGATGTGGATTTCGATTGTCTTCTTGGTTCTCGGCGCTGCCGTGAGTCTCGCCGCTTACTTCGTACATTTTGCTGAGTTTTCCCGCCACATGAACAAGTGGGAGCAAAAGGAGCGCGACGCATATACGCGCGGCTATGACGACGCTAAAAATGGACGCGTATTCCGTCTTCCTCCGCAAGATTAAATAAGGGTGGTATTTATGTTCAAGCGCCTCAAGTCCGGGAACGCTTTTGATAACGGCCTAATGATTGCCTACATCCTTGCATTTATCTTTTTGCTTGTCAGCTGCCAGACAAACACCTATACCAAGCAAGAGGTTGAAGAACTGAAGCAAGAATATGAAAGCCAACTCGAAAATGCCCGTGAAGATAGCTACCAAGATGGCTATGACGACGGATACGATGATGGTTACTCCGTCGGTTGGGACGATTCCGCTCTCGAATACGGGGACAATTTTTCTGATGCCCCCACTAGTCAAAGTTCACATGTCGTATGGGTAACTCCTGCCGGCAGCAAATACCACCTGCGAAGCTGCAGCGCAATTCGTGGGCATTCTGTAGAGCGTACCACAATCGCAAAAGCTGAAGCCGCTGGCTATACCGCCTGCTCAAAATGCGATCCTTAACTTCCCCGCCGGAACGGTTTCCCGTTCCGGCGCTTATTTTATGATGTTCCGCAGGAATCGCAGGATGATTTTCATCTGATCCAGTGTGGCCCGCTCTAAAATGTTTTCAATCTGTTCCATCGTCTTTTCCATTCCCGTCTCCATTTCTCCACAAAATTCCCGTTCATTTTTTGTTAATCTTTGCCTCTTGTTCGCGCCTCCCGAAAGTTGTAAGATATAGGTAGGCGTCGCCCGCGCCGCTGGCCGAACAACGGCGCGGGCTTTTGCTTGCGCAGGCGACCGGGAGCCGTCTGTAACTTTAGGGTAGCCTGTCCACGGTAGACTTGTAAAGATGTGACAGTTGCTTTTTGCAGTCAGACGTCTTGCTTTTTTGGGGGGGAATGACATGTTTTGAAGGAAAAATTATCTGATTTATGCCGTGAGCAGAAGCAGACGATCACTCCGCACAAAACAAACCAGGACGTCGCCGAAAATACCGACCTTTCCGTCGGCACCGTCTCCCAGTTCTTTCGCGGCGACATCAAAAATCCGTCTGTTTACACGGTCGGCCCGATCTGCCGGGAGATGGGCGTTTCTATGGATGAGTATTTCGGCATCCCGCCTG